TATTCATTTGCAAGGAACTGAACTTCTTTTCGTGTTGGAGCAGTAAAAGACCTGTAGTGCTTTTTATTGTCACTATCTGTATAATCATACACTCTAACTCTCCATTTACCACTAGGCATTTTCTTAGGCTTTGCCATACATTTACACATCCTTTCTAAAAAAGGGTGCAAAAATCCCTTGTAAATTATATTGAAAAATTTACAAGGGTATGATACAATATTACTTGCATTTTGATGTATCATTGCACCCTGTGTAATGATTATCGTCCTTTGGTGCTACCAACACCGAAGGGCGATTTTGTATATTTATTCATTTACTTAATAATATCTTGTGCATTTTTTACAAATATGCTTATTTTACAATTTTTTTAATTTACTGTATAATCCTAAATATAGGAATAAGTTTCAATTGCACCAACTATACTATCAGTGTTCCAATTTACCGTTGTATCAGCAACAACTTGAATATCTGTTGGCATTAAAGTGTTGCCCCAAGGTTTTACTGCAATAATAGGTTTGTTATATTTTTGTGCAATTTCAATTTCTTTTTCCATCCATTCTCTGTTATTGTAGTACATACCTGAGATTACAATAACACAATTAACAAGTTTAATCTTATTTTCAATAGCACTTGTTATTTGTGATTTGTTTGTTACCGGTGTACCATCAGTATTAGTTAGTGGGTTGTACTCCGGTGCAGAGAAATTCTTGTATCTAAAATAGGATGCATTATCCAATAATGTTACAAGTTTATCATATGAGTCACCATATTTCCAAGCGTGACTTATAAATATATTAAATGTTCTGATAATAAAACCACCTTTCAAAAATTAGGAGTAAAAAATGCAAGAAAATATTAAAAAGTACAGAAAAAAGCCTGTAATAATTGAGGCTTATAAGACTGATAAAAAATTAGTAATTCACACCTTAGAGGGGGATATGGTTGCAAGTCCCGGTGACTATGTAATAACAGGTGTTAATGGGGAAAAATACCCTTGCAAACCTGATATATTTGAAAAGACTTATGAACCTGTTGAAGATTGATTGTTATTGGAATACATGTTATTCCAGTTATCAAACTCTTTTGTAAAGTATTGTTCGCAACTTTCAACAAGAAGTGCAAAAGCCTCTTCATCTGAGGTGCTTTTGAATTCAGCTGACTTTGTATAATATCTGTGTAGTACACTTTTAAGTAATTCACAGTTTGTCCTATACTGTACCCAAAGTTCTCTATGTTTGTATAGAGAATTTATACTTGAAAGAATTGTTGCAGTTGAGCTAAATACTGCTATAAGTATTTTAACAAAACAGTTTATGCAATTAAAGTCAAGTAGTAATGTTGCAATAGGTATAGTGGCAGTAATTATAATAGAAATAACTGATAATCTCTTATATACCTTTTGCTCTTTGGCACTTTTATTATCGTACCATTTTATCTGCCCAATTAGTCTGTTTTGAATATATGATTTAATAGTATCGTCATTATATCTGAATTCATCAGCAATGTTGTATTGTTCTTTAACCTTTTTCTTCATATTAATACACCACTGTTCTATGCTCTACCTTATGTAAGGTAGAGTTTTTTATTATAAATTAAGTGCTTTCTTATAGTCCACAATCCATTGTGGTTTATAACCGTTGGAATATTGGAATTTATTATTTTTGATTTCGGCTACTTTTACAAAACCGTTTTCGTTATCATAAAAGATAACTTCATCACAAAGTGGAAGTACAGATTCCAGTGACTTAATTCTTTTGTCAAATCTGCGTTTAACATCATCAGAAGGAATGTTGTGACCACCCTTTCTAACTCTGTTAGCAATACGGTTTATGCTTTCTTCCATTGAATTAAGACCAACATAGTACATTGTAACATAGTAGCCTTGCTTTCTAGCTTGTTTAATGGTTCGTACAGTTCTATGACCGGCAAGAGTAGTTTCTTGTGTGAAAGAAATATTGTTGTCTAGGCAGTAGTCTATTTCTTCTATTGCCTTTTTACCTGCCTTAATGTTATCAAAGTTGTTTTCCTTTGCAATAACATCTGCATCTATAATGTGACCTAGAAGAACATTCTGACCTTCAAGTACACCTCTTAAACTTGACTTGCCTGTACCATTAACTCCGGCTATTAAAATATAATTGTTCATTTTATCACCTTGTTTAACTCAGTAACATATCGTTATTGAGTTTATTATTTAAGTATTGACATAATATGCCAAAATATATTATAATCATACTGAAAGTGAAACAACCACTCTTTACTTTCATATAAGCACTATCTTGTTCCCATCAAGGTAGTGCTTTTTCTTTTATTTAATATTACTATAAAAACTAATTGCTTTACCTAATATTCTGATTTTTTCAAGTTCTGGACCTTCATAATTCATAACTTTGTAGGTAGGATTTTCAGGACGAAGTTCTATTCTGTTATCGTATTTATATACTTTCTTTAAAGTAGCGTCATTGCCGATAAGAACGGCAGCAATTTCCCCATTTTCAACATCAGGTTGTTCTCTAACAAAAACTATATCACCATCAAATATTCTAGCATTAATCATGCTATCACCTTTACAACGCAAAGCAAATGTGCCTTTAGTATCTGTTGGCATAGGAACATAATCCTCAATATTTTCATCAGCGAGAATTGGTTCACCACAAGCAATAGTACCAACTAGAGGGACTAACTTAGTCTTTGGTAGGGGAATAATATTTTCTGCCTTTGGAGTGGTAGGTTCTTGTGTTTCTCTTTCCATTGGTACATTCTCAAATCCCATTAACCAAGCTTCATTTACATTTAATGCCTTTGCAATTAAGTATGTGCGAGTTTGTTTTGGTTTGAATTTACCAGACATATATTGGCTCATTGCAGATTTAGGAATTTTTGTTTTATTACAAAGTTCACTTTGAGTAATACCCTTTATATCCATAGCTTTTAGTAGTTGTTTGTAAAACTCAGCCATAAATATCACCTCTTTGATTGAATTATATAATATAGTTTAGAAAAAATCAAGAAAATTTTTGAAAAAGTTTAGAAAAATTGAAATTTTATGTTGACAATATAAATTTCTTAGGTTATACTAAGTTTAGAAAAACTAAACAAGAGGTGAGATAAGTTGAGCCTAAAACCTTATTATCCTAATTTAGAAGCAGAATTTTCTAGAAAAGGTATTAAGAAAAAGCAAATTGCCGAACAATTAGGAATTTCAGAACGAGCATTTAGTAGTAAAATGACTGGCAAAAATGATTTTTGGTTATCTGAAGCATTTGCTATTTATTCTTTATTCTCTAATGTTTCGTTTACAGATTTATTTGCTCATAAATAAAAGAGCGAATTTTTTATTATATGAGGGAGGTGAATACAATGCCTAATGAAACTGCATTTAATTATAGTAAATTAAAAGGTAGGATTAAAGAAAAGTGTGGAACTTGTTTTAACTTTGCCAAACAGTTAGGTTGTTCAAACAACACTTTATCTGCGAAAATTAACAATGCTAGTGATTTTTCTCAAACAGAGATTATAAAATCAGTAGATATTTTAGATTTAAAGGTAGAAGATATTTCCACATATTTTTTTACTCTAAAAGTTTAGTTTTTCTAAACTTTTAACCTAACAAAAAACTGAATAGAGTTAAATCTATCCAGTTATAAAGAGGGGGTGGAAAATATGACTGTTGGAGAAATTTTAACATTAATTGAAGTATCAGCAAGATCACTTTGTTGGATTATGATTGCTGTTACTTTTTGGTTACAAAGTTCAGAACTCAAAACTCTTAAAGCAGAAGTTCAAAACTTGACAAGATTGCTTTGCTCTATTCTTTCTAATGTTAATAAAAAATAAGTTATTTAGATGTAGATGAATTGTAACTATCTATAAGCATTTTAGTTATTTCAGATAGTTTTTCAATTTGGTCATCTTGTGACTTATTTTGAGATTTAACATTATCTCTATTAATTATAGCAGTTCCGTGTTCAATTTTAGCAGTCTCGTGTTCTTCACAAGCAGTAAAAAGTTGAATTATCGCAGTTATAAGAGTAATTAAGCCTAGAAAAATCTTAGTTGTAAATAACTTTTTATTTTTAGTAGATTTCTCTTGAATTACATAATCATTAATTGGAATATTGGATTGTTCTAAAGTTTCTAATTGTTGATCACTAAAGTCTATGATAACTTCCTTTTCACTTTCCGGAACATTTAAACTTTTAAAACTGTCATTAATAGAATCTTGAATGCTTTTAATTGTTTCAGGTGGAAATAGGACTTTCATATTTAGCTCACAGGAAAATTCTTCTAAAGTCCTTTTCAAAGTAACACTTAAGTTATCAAAAATTCGATTGTATACTTTGTTGAATTCTTTAGAAAGAATTGTATTTATGAAATCTGAATACTCTTTCAAAGCACGATTGATAGATTGTTGTGCTTTAGATAAGTCAAGAGTAACTTCTGTATTTGCTTTATTATCAAAACTTAAATTTTCCATTGCAGTATCCTCACAAATTCTAATTATTTAATACAATAATACAAATATTTTTGTATTTTGTCAAATAAATTTGGGATAAAGCAATGTAAATCAACTGTCCCATATATGGGACTTATGAAAGTAGGTGAGTTTTTGGAGAAAAGTAGGGTTGCCAGAGATTTCCTTATAAGAATAAGGCTTATAGAAAGAGAACTACCAAAGGACAGAAATACTCCGGAGGGACTCCACAACATTAAGTATTATGTTCAATATGTTTCTTTAGATGGTTTTATTCTAAAGGAAAGAGAGGCTGATAGTTTTGATTTGAATGACTTTTTCAGATATGTAAAGAAAGTAGGTGAAATAAATGGTAGATAACAAAGGTGCAATCGTTCTATTTGCTGACAGAAAGTCAGTACCGGGTTCAAATGTAGTATCAGCTTGTGTATCTGATGAAACACAGAAGACACTTGAAGAGCTATGTGAGAAGACAGGCAAGAAGATGTCAAGCCTAGTAAGAACACTTATTGAAGATAGCCTTGAACTAGTTAAGGCTGTTGAGGCATAGGAGAGGTGGTAACAATGCCTAAGCTATTGGCAAGACCGGAAGACAAGTACAAGCACAATATTATATGTAATATTGAAGATTGTCTTAATCGGCAGAATATAAGCAAGAATAAACTGCAAGAGATTCTAGGCTTATCAAAGCCGACAATTAACAAGTATTACAAGGACCCGTCTTACTTTACATTAGGTCAGCTAATGATGATAGCAAGGCTAGGTAAAGTAACAGTAATGGACCTTGTATCAGATAAAACAACATAAGTTGTGAATGAAAGGAAGTGTAAAAGATGGGAAGTATAGCATTTGCGATCATTGTTTTGGCACTGGTTGTACTGATTATTGCAGTAATAGGGTGTCTTAACAAGGCACACACAGACAACATCAAGTGGTTACAATCTAGCTGGAACGAAACAATGAACGAACAAAGGCACTTGCTAGAAATGATTAGGGAAAACCAAAATCAGATAGCAAGACTTTTGAGAAAGTTGGAGAGTGAAGATGAAAGAAAAGATTAAAGCAGTAGGACTGGCAGTAACAATAGTGGTTACAATCATTTTTTCCTTAGTGTTACATATCAATCTACTGTCAAAGTATGGTGGTTTCTTACTTCTTCCGTTTTTGTATTTTGGTTTTGTGTACATTGTGCCTCGCATATTGTCTTATATTATGGACGATTTTAAGGTGGCATACAGTAGGGAGAACCTCTGTATAACTAAGGATGATTTTCAGACAAAGTGTTTTGAGGAAGCCTTAGGCACAAAACCGGAAGAAATTGAACACATTGTTGAGGGCGAAGAAGTATGAACCAAAACAAAAGAAAAAGCCACTAAGGAACTGCAATTCCCTAGTGACTAGAAAGGTGTTCCTATTACGGAACATATTAAAGTAAACTAATTTCATTTTAGAGAAAAATTTCTAAAATGTCAAGTTTTTTTAAATGAAAGGAATAGTAAAAATGTCAATTAAGATTTCATCATTAGAAGTAGAAAATGTTAAAAGAGTTAAGGCTGTGTCCTTAACTCCTACTGCTGAGGGCTTAACTGTCCTTGGTGGTAGAAACGGTCAAGGCAAAACATCTGTACTGGATAGTATTGCATGGTGTCTTGGTGGTAACAAGTTTATGCCATCATCTCCTAAGAGAGATGGTTCTACAATTCCACCACACCTAAAGATTAAGCTATCTAACGGTATTGTGGTTGAGAGAAGTGGCAAGAATAGTAGCTTAAAGGTCATTGACCCGGAAGGTAACAAAAGTGGACAAACATTGCTGAATGAATTTATCAGTTCCTTTGCTCTTGATTTACCAAAGTTTATGAGTGCATCAGGAAAAGAAAAGGCAGATATTTTACTACAGATTATTGGTGTTGGTGATGAACTTTATATGCTGGAAAATGAAGAAACCACAACATACAATCAAAGACACGCTATCGGTCAGATTGCAGACCAAAAGAAGAAGTATGCTCTTGAAATGGAAGAGTATGAGGGTGTACCTTCTGAACTTATTTCTCCTTATGACTTAATTAAGCAACAACAAGCAATACTTGTGCAGAACGGTGAGAATCAGAAGAAAAGGGAACATTTAAGTTCATTGGAAAGTCAGAACGAGTCCCTTACTGCCCAAATTGCTACTTTAGAAAGAAATTTAGCAGAATTAAAGGATAAGAGAAGAACTATAATATCTGACATTGAAATAGCAAAAACTTCTGTTCAGGGACTTGAAGATAAGTCAACTGCTGAACTTGAAGAAAGTATTGCTAATATTGATAGTATTAACCGTAAGGTTAGAGCAAATCTTGATAAAGCGAAAGCTGAAGAAGATGCCAAGAATTATCAAGACCAGTACAACTGTCTAACACATCAGATTGAAGAAATACGCAAGAGGAAGTATGACCTACTTAACAATGCTAATCTTCCTTTACCGGGTCTATCAGTTGAAGGTAAAGAATTAACTTATAAAGGATATAAGTGGGACAATATGAGTGGTGCAGAGCAGTTAAAAGTAGCTACTGCTATTATCAGAAAGTTAAATCCTAATTGTGGTTTTGTACTATTAGATAAGCTGGAACAAATGGATGTTGAAACACTGGCAGAATTTAATCAGTGGCTTGAAAGTGAGAACTTACAGGCTATTGCAACAAGAGTGTCAACCGGAGATGAATGTTCCATCATTATTGAGGATGGATATGTTAAGAATACAGAACAAAAGCCTTTTGTAAAAAAGGAATTTAAGAAAGGAGAGTTTTAATCTATGAACATTTCAAGTGGAGTAATCATGTCAGCCCAGAAGATTGTAATTTATGGTCCTGAGGGAATTGGTAAGTCAACAATGGCATCTAAGTTTCCTAGTCCTGTGTTTTGCGATACAGAGGGTGGCACAAAAAGGCTTAATGTTAGTAGATTTGATAGACCAACTTCCATGGAGATGGTTATTAAACAGATTGAATATGTTAAGCAGAACCCTAATGTATGCAAAACATTTGTTCTTGATACTGCTGATTGGCTTGAAAAGTTATGTGGTCAATCAGTATGTGCATCTGCACAGAAGAAAGGCATTGAGGACTTTGGCTATGGCAAAGGTTATGTATATCAGTCAGAGGCTTTTGGTAAGATACTTAATCTGTTAGAAGACTTGATTGATATACATATTAATGTTGTGGTACTTGCTCACGCTACTATGAGAAAGTTTGAACAACCTGATGAAATGGGTGCTTATGATAGATGGGAACTAAAGCTGGACAAAAGAAATGCTCCTTTATTAAAAGAATGGGCAGATGCAGTATTCTTTGTCAATTATAAGACTTATGTGGAGAAAACAGACAACAACAAGTACAAGGCTACAGGTGGCAAGAGAGTAATGTACACAGAGCATAATCCTTGTTGGGATGCAAAAAACAGATACGGTCTTGATAGGGAAGTACCTTTTGAATATTCTGTGATTTCTCCATTTATCCCTAGTGACAGTACAACAACTACTGTTGTATCAGAACCAAAACCACAACAAGTAGTTACAAGTGACCCTATTTCTAAACTTGATGTCCTTGTAGAAGATGATGTACCAACTTCACCACCGGTGGAGCAACAAGCAACTAATGTTCCGATTCCGGAAGGATTGCCTAAGAAGTTAGTAGATCTGATGAAAGCTGATAATGTGTCAGAAGAGGATATTCAACTTGTTGTGGCACAAAAGGGATATTTCCCACAAGATACTAAGATAAAGGACTATGGTAATGAGTTTATTGAAGGTTGGTTAATTACTTTCTGGGATAAAGTTGTAGGACTGATTAACCAAAACAATGATTTACCATTTGATTAAAGAAAGGATGATTTCATATGGCAGAATACAATAACAATGATGTAGCAATGGGTTGGGATGACACCATTGAAAATGATAGTGAGTTTGTTCTTCTTCCTGAAGGTACATACGATTTTGAGATTTTAGGCTTTGAACGAAAGAGATTTGAAGGTAGCACAAAGATGTCAGCTTGTCCTAAAGCTGAATTATCAATTAAGCTAACTTCAGAAGCAGGTTCTGCTACTGTTAGAGAAAACCTACTTCTTAACAAAAAAGTTGAGTGGAAACTGTGTCAGTTCTTTACTTCTATTGGTTTGAGAAAACATGGAGAACCTTTACGAATGAATTGGAGTGAAGTAACAGGCAGAAAAGGTAAGTGTAAGGTTAGTGTAGATAAATACACTAATGATAAAGGCGAAGAAAGAGAAATTAACAGAATCAAAGAATTCTTAGAACCTAACGAAACCCCACAACAAAACAGTCAGCCTAAAGCCTTTGTGCCGGGTCAGTTTTAATGGGTGAAATTAAGTTAAGACCATATCAGCAAGAGGCAAAAGAAAAGGTTTTTGAAAAGTGGAATAGTGGGGACAAGAAAACTCTTTTGGTTCTTCCTACCGGGTGTGGTAAAACAATAGTTTTTGCAAAGATTACAGAAGATTGTGTAAGACAAGGGGCAAGGGTTTTAATCCTTGCCCATAGAGGCGAACTGTTAGAACAAGCCTCTGACAAAATAGAAAAGGCTACCGGACTGAAAAGTGCAGTAGAAAAAGCTGAAAACTCCTGTATTAACAGTTGGTATAGAGTTGTTGTAGGTTCAGTCCAAACACTTATGAGAGATAAAAGACTAAATCAATTTAGTTGTGATTACTTTGACACAATTATTATTGATGAAGCACATCATGTTATCTCTGATAGTTACCAAAAAATACTTGAACATTTTTCTGAGGCTAATGTACTTGGTGTTACTGCAACACCTGACAGAGGTGATATGAAAAATCTAGGACAAGTGTTTGATAGCCTTGCATACGAATATACCCTTCCACAAGCTATTAAGGAAGGGTATTTAACTCCTATTAAGGCAGTAACAATACCACTTAAACTTGATTTATCAGGTGTATCAACACAAGCCGGTGACTTTAAAGCCAGTGATATTGATACTGCACTGGACCCATATTTGTATCAAATAGCAACAGAAATGAAGAAGTATTGTGCAAACAGAAAGACAGTAGTTTTTCTGCCACTTGTAAAGACTTCACAGAAGTTTAGAGATATTTTAAATACTCAGGGTTTTAATGCAGCCGAAGTTAATGGCAACAGTACAGACAGAGCAGAAGTGTTAAATGATTTTGAAAACAATAAATACAATGTTCTGTGTAATTCAATGCTTTTAACGGAAGGTTGGGACTGTCCATCAGTTGATTGCATTATTGTATTAAGACCAACAAAAGTAAGAGGTCTTTATTGTCAAATGGTTGGCAGAGGTACAAGACTATGTGAAGGTAAGGAAGATTTATTACTTCTTGATTTTTTGTGGCATACAGAAAGACACGAACTATGCAGACCTGCTCACTTAATTTGTACATCTGACGAAGTGGCAAAGAAAATGACTGAAAATTTAGCAGAAAATTCAGGTTGTCCTATTGACATTGAAGAGGCTGAAGAAAAGGCATCAGAAGATGTTGTTGAACAGAGAGAAAGAGCACTTGCAGAACAACTGCAAAAAATGAAAACAAGAAAAAGAAAACTTGTTGACCCTTTGCAATTTGAAATGTCAATTCAAGCAGAAGATTTATCTTCATATGTTCCGGCTTTTGGTTGGGAGATGGCACCACCTAGCAAAAAGCAAGTACAAGCACTTGAAAAACTAGGTATTTTTCCGGATGAAATTGATAACGCAGGTAAGGCTACAATGCTACTTGAAAGACTACAAAAACGCAAAGAAACAGGACTTACCACACCTAAGCAAATTAGATGTTTAGAGCGTTATGGCTTTCAGCATGTTGGTGAATGGCAATTTGAAAATGCAAAGAAAATGATAGATAGAATTGCTGCTAATGGTTGGCATGTACCTAGAAATATTAATCCGTCACAGTATAGAGAGGGTGAATAGCTATGAATAATAAGCTGAATTTAGTTGAATTAATTAAATATATTGACCCTTCAAGGCTAGACTATCAGGAATGGATTAATGTTGGTATGGCTCTTAAACAAGAAGGTTATTCTGAATATGACTGGGACAGTTGGAGCAGTAGAGATAGTAGCAGATACCACAGTGGTGAATGTCATAAGAAATGGGCAACATTTAATGGCAGTTCATCACCGGTAACTGGTGGCACTATATATCAAATGGCTTGTGACTTTGGTTACAAGCCACCTGTTGGTGCACCTGATGAAGCTATGAACTGGGATGATGAAATCAGTAATGACCCATTGAAAGTTATAGACGGTGGTTTTGAAATTGAAGAATTAAAACTACCTAAAGAGTGGCACCCTAAAGAACAACTTATTAAATACCTTAGTGTATTGTTTGAGGCTGACGATAATGTGGGATATGTAACAGACTGTTGGCAAACTGCTGACGGTAAGAACTTACCTACAAAGGGTAATTATGATAGAACTGCAGGTCAGTTAATAGAAGAACTGTCAAAGCTAAAGGATGATGATATTGGTGCAGTATTTGGGGATTACAACAAAGATGTAGGTGCTTGGATAAGGTTTAATCCTTTAGACGGTAAAGGTGTTAAAAATGACAATGTAACCGACTACCGTTATGCACTTGTAGAATCTGATGAAATACCTATTGAAACTCAAAATACTATTATCAGAGAACTTGAATTGCCGGTAGCTTGTCTTGTACATACAGGTAATAAATCTATTCACGCTATTGTAAAGATAAATGCTACAAATTATGAAGAATACAGTAAGAGAGTAAATTATCTTTATAAAGTTTGTGACAAGAACGGCTTTATTACAGATAAGCAGAACAAAAACCCATCAAGACTAAGCAGAATGCCCGGTATTGAAAGAAAAGGTAAGAAACAATATTTACTTGATACCAACATAGGCAAAGAAAGTTGGGATGAATGGTATGAGTGGATAGAAAGTATTAATGATGATTTACCTGAACCGGAAAACCTAACAGAAGTTTTTGATAACTTACCTGAACTATCACCACCACTAATTGATAATGTTCTCAGACAAGGTCACAAAATGCTTATAGCCGGACCATCTAAAGCCGGTAAGTCTTTTGCACTTATTGAACTTACTATTGCAATAGCTGAGGGGAAGAAGTGGTTAGGCTTTGATTGTACTAAAGGTAAGGTTATGTATGTAAATCTTGAACTTGATAAAGCAAGCTGTTTACATAGATTTGCTGATGTATATAAGAAACTAAATTGGCAACCTAATGCCATAAAGAATATTGATATATGGCATTTAAGAGGTAAAGCCTCACCAATGGATAAATTAGCACCAAAGCTAATCCGTAGAGCCTTAAAAAAGAACTATATAGCAGTTATTATTGACCCTATATACAAGGTTCTTACAGGTGATGAAAACAGTGCAGAACAGATGTCTAAGTTCTGTAATCAGTTTGACAAAATTTGTGCCGAACTGGGATGTGCAGTAATTTACTGTCACCATCATTCAAAAGGTAATCAAGGTACTAAGAAGTCTATGGACAGAGCCTCAGGCAGTGGTGTTTTTGCTCGTGACCCTGATGCCATGTTAGACCTTATAGAACTTGAAATTGACGATAATCTTATTAAGTATCAAGAGAACAAAGCTGAATGTACTATTTACTATAAATATCTGAAAAGATTTGTTTCTAATATTGATGAGGAAGTTTCTCAGGATGATTTAGAAAGTTCCTACAATATGGAAAAGATAGCCGAAAATAAGCTAAGTAAGAATACTTTAGCTTTGGCTAGGGCTGAATTTCAAGAAGAAAGAAAGTCCATCAAAACTCGTTCAGCTTGGAGAATTGAAGGTACATTAAGAGAGTTCCCTAGGTTCTCACCAATCAACTGTTGGTTCAATTATCCTATACATCAGATTGATGATACAGGTGTTTTAAGTGATATTGACAGTAGTAGCCAAATGAATAGTAAAAACTCAAATTACAAGAAAAATTTTGGCAACAAAAAAAGTGCTGAAGAACGAAAGAATGAACGAAAAGAATCATTAGAAGTTGCCTTTAGTGCAGTTCAAGAAAATGGTCAAGCCAGTATTGAAGACCTTGCATCCTATATGGGAGTGACAGATAAAACCGTTAGAAATTATCTAAAGGAACATAACAATTTTTGGATTGATAATAGTAATGTGGGTTTGAAAAATAATTCTATTTAAGAATAAAAACACAATATTATTAAAACAAGGAAAATGAAAATCTCGAATAATTTTCCTTTCCCTAATAGTGAAAAACTCGATAAAAAGTAACTTTCTTCCCTAGGGAAAATCTCGAATAATTTATCGACTTTTTCAGAGGGAAAGAAAAACTATATATATTATATATATATAAAAGGGGTTTTAAATTCCCCTTTTATATTAAGTAATAATATACACGAAAAAGCAGAAGTTTAAAAATAAACGATTTACACAGAAAGGATATAAAATGAAGACTACAGAATTTTTTATGCCTATGGACCCACCAACAATTACACATCAAGAAAAGAAGATTAGTTATGTGAACGGTAAACCTATCTTTTACGAAGAGCCAAGACTGAAAGAGGCTAGGTCAAAACTTGAAGCATATTTAAGCAAATATGTTCCAAAGGAAATGTTTGTTTCAGGTGTATCACTTGTTACAAAGTGGTGTTTCCCACTAAAGGGGAAACATAGTGATGGGGACTATCGTACAACAAAGCCTGATACAGATAACTTACAAAAGCTTTTGAAAGATGTAATGACTAAGTTAGGCTTTTGGAAAGATGATGCACTTGTTTGTTCTGAACTGGTAGAAAAGTTTTGGGCTGACATTCCCGGTATCTATATCAGGATAAAGGAGTTGCCTGCAAATGGACATTTCTCAAGTTAAGAAATATTTGAATAGGCAAGTAAGTTATAAGGGAAGTCTTTATAACTTGGTTGGTTGTATTATCAGACGAAGTACAAAAGAAAACAAGTTTATATATCAAGCTGAACTACAAGACAGTTTAGCTACAAATTCTTTAGTGGTATGTAAACTTGATGATGTTGAAATAAGGAGTAACAATAATGGAAATTAAGAGAGTATGTGCAGTATGTGGAAATGAATTTACTGCAAGAAACCACAATGCAAAGTATTGTTGTTATGATTGCAAGAAAAAGCATACAAGAGAGTATGAAAGAAATCTCCGTAACGAAAAGGCGAAAGCACCAAAGCAGTCAAGAGAACATAACCTTAACCGTACTTTGTATAACTTGCATAAGTACAACGAAGAAAACGGTACAAGGCTAAGCTACGGCCAGTATAGAGCTAAGATTGAAACAGGAGAGATTGCTATATAACAAGTGAAGATTTAAAGGTTGAAATTAAGGGTCGAGAAATAGTTATCAAAAAGCTTGATACTGCAATCAGAGCATTACAGAAAACTATCACAAGAATTAAAGCTAATCGTGAGGAACGCAAAAAGAAGGTGCTGGAATATGCATCAGAAGATGAATTGGCAGAGGCTTTTGGTTACGGAGATATTTCTGAAACTGAGTATTATACATTTCTTGATGCCTTGAGAGATGGTGTTGAAGTAATTGACAGAGAAACAAGTCCACAAGAAGTGGCATTTCATATTTTGATTAGTTGGAATTCTAGGATGATACGAGATTGTGCAGACCTAAAGTATGAAATGCAGAAACTAAAGGATGTGAAACAATGAACGCTAAAGAGTACCTTAATCGTGTCAGATTTGCTGATATAAGCATTAATACTAAGAGTGATGAACTGTATCACCTAAAGCTAAAGTCATTACAAGTAAGTCCACAGAGCCAAAGTGAAAGGGTACAGAGTTCCGGAAGTGGTGGTGACTTTACAAAGATTATTGATAAGATTGTTTTATTACAAGAGAAAATCAATGAAGAAATTGACCAGCTTGTAGAACTAAAGAAACAAGCCAGAACCCTTATACATAGGCTGACTGATGAACGATATAAAACAGTTCTGACAGAGTATTACCTAAATCATAAAACATGGGAGCAGGTAGCTGATTGTATGAATTATGATTTGAGATGGGTATATAGAATACATGGGAAAGCCTTGAAAGAGTTTAGCAAAGTATTAAATAGCCATTAAAAGCCACTATAGAAAGTGCTATAATGATATTATGGAAAACCGATAAAGAGATAGATAAGATTGCAAGAATGATTTTTCATTGACTATTCCTCTTGTATAAAAATTCAGCATTACCCACCTAATCACTTAGGTGGGTTTTGTTGTAGTGAAAATTCACATATATAACCATCATATTTTATTTATACTGACAATTTATTGCAAATTACAACATTTTTTATTTAATTAGTGTATAATAGAATATGAGGTGATATAAATGAAAGATTTAAATTTCTTTACAAGACGCATAATTAGTGATGATCTAGGAATTGATGTGCCTAAGCATTATCACGCAGACAAGGTGAAAGAAGAGATAGAAAAATATTATAGTGAAAAAACTATAGAGGATGTACAAAGAGAGATAACAAAAATCGAATTATCTCCAATTAACTTTTTTGACTATATAATTAATTGGGGATATTTTGTTGGACAATTTTTTATTGCATCATTAGCTATTATGTTGGCTTTTATTTCAGGTTCTGGAAATATTAAAATGATTTCATCTTTTTGGATTGAAAACAATGAAGGATTAGTAGAAACTATTGTGTTTTTTATTGTAATATCTGCTTTACTAGTAGTTGTACATAATCAACGCAAATACAGAGAAAAGTACTATGAATACAAATTAAAATGTTTATACGAAATATTAGACAACAAGAAAAAGAACGAAAATGTTAAAAATGTCAAGGTAAGAACACTTAGAAATAGAAGAATAAATATTAGATAATCTCATACTATACTTCCCAAAGGTTAAGCGCTGCTTAGCCTTTTTCTTTTGCATTTTAATAAAGAGAGGTGGTGACGGTGGCAAAGGGAAAATATCAAAAGTGGTTACTAAAAGAAAATTTATTATTGCTGGAGGGTTGGGCTAGAGATGGTTTAACTGATGAACAGATAGCAAAGAATATGGGTATTTCAGTTAAGACTTTATTTAACTATAAAACAAACCATTTACCGATTTTACAAGCCTTAAAAAAAGGTAAAGAAGTTGTTGACTATGAAGTTGAAAATGCTTTGCTTTCATCAGCACTAGAGGGCAATACAACGGCTCAAATATTTTGGCTTAAAAACAGACGACCTGATAAGTGGAGAGATAAGCAGAAAGAAGAAACAGACACAACGGCACTTAATAAGCTGGATAATATTTTGAAAGAGATTAAAGATGATGCACTAAGGAGTACAAAGAATGGGTTACACAAATAAGCAAAAAGAATATATTGTAAATGCTACCCATAGATGGAACATAAAAAGTGGTGCAGTTCGTTCCGGTAAAAGTTTTGTTGATGTTACTTTTATTGTACCTATGAGAATTAGGGAGAGAATAGGCAAAGACGGACTTTGCTTTATTATCGGTGTATCTAAAGAAACTATTGAGAGAAATGTACTTCAGCCAATGAGAGAACGATATACCTCTGATGTTGTAGGAACAATCAACAGTCGCAACATTGCTAAAATCTGTGGTGAAGATGTTTATTGTTTAGGTGCTGAAAAGGTTAGTCAGGTTGCAAAAATCCAAGGTGCCTCGGCTAAATATATTTATGGTGATGAAGTAGCAAAGTGGAATGAAGATGTATTTGCTATGCTAAAGTCAAGACTTGATAAGCCTTATTCTTGCTTTGACGGTAGTTTAAACCCTGAACACCCTACTCATTGGTTAAAGCAGTTTATTGACAGTGATGCAGATATTTACTTGCAAGAATATACTATCTTTGATAATTCCTTTTTGTCTAAAGAATTTGTACAAAACTTGTGTAATGAGTATGAGGGTACTATCTATTATGATAGATTGATTTTAGGCAAGTGGGTTCGTGCCGAAGGTGCTATTTACCGTAAATTTGCCGACAATCCAAAAGCGTATTACTGTAAATTAGTTGATAGGATTGATCCTGATTTACCATACAAACAGATACTAAAAAGCTCTTTACAAGAAGTAACTATTGGTATTGACTTTGGTGGTAATAAGTCAGGTCATGCGTTTGTTGCTACCGGTACAACTGATAATTACAGTGAGCTGGTGGCAATTAAAAGTATAAGGCACTTTGGAGAATATGATAGTAACGATTTAGACAGACTGGCTATAGAATTTGCACAGTCTGTTTTTGATATGGTAGGAAAAGTTGATTATGTTTATTGGGATAATGCCGAAACTGTTTTAGGTAGAGGTATAAAAAGAGCCTTTGAAAAGAAATTTCCTAATGTTATTGTTAGACCGGCTAGGAAAAAGCCTATACAAGACCGTATTCAATGTGCTTTGCGACTTATGGGAGCAGATAGGTTCTTTATTACTGATAGTTGTGGAAGCCTAAAAACGGCACTTACAGAGGCAGTATGGAACGATAAAAAGCTAAATGATGAAAGGCTTGATGACGGATCTACCGATATTGATAGTCTTGACGGTTTTGAGTACACCTTTGAAAGAAATATGAAAAGGTTTATAAAGGTGGGATAAAATGGGACTTATAAATTTTTTGAAAGGAGTGTGGAGCAGAGTGTTTCCAACAAAGCTAAGAAGTATTAAGAATGCACTTAATATTGATATTGCTTTAACTGATGAAATGTTAAAGTCTATTGATGTGTGGCAGAACAGTTATTCAGGCAGAGCCTTGTGGCTTGATGAATATCATGTTGTCAGTTTAAGACTTGAAAAGTCCATTGTAAGAGAATTTAGCAATGTTTCTTTGTCTGAAATGACTTCAAGTGTCAGTTACAAGCCACTTGATGAAATATACAAGAAAGCAATTAGAAACATTAACACACACTTTCAAAGAGGTTTAGCCACCGGTGCTATGATTATAAAGCCTTTAGGTGGCAGTAAAGTTCAGTTTGTTTCTGCCAATGCCTTTATACCTGTTGAATATGATACTGACGGAAGACTGATTAAAGTTATATTTCCTGAATTTAAAAAGCTAGGTAACAAGTTCTATACAAGACTTGAATATCACGACTTAGACAAAGACAAGGGACTGACAATTACTAATTCTGCCTATGTGTCTGACAGTGAAAGCACATTAGGCAATAAGATACCATTAAGCAGTATTGAAGAATGGGCAGACCTAGAAGAAAGTATCACATATCCCGCAATGAATAAAACTGCTTTCGGCTACTATTGTAACCCTGTTGACAATGATATTGACGGCTCTATGACTCCTATTTCTGTATTTGACTCAGCACTTCCCATTATTCAGAAAGCAGATATTCAGTTTGGTAGGCTTGATTGGGAGTTTGAAAGTGGAGAAAGAGCTATACATATTGATGAATCAGCACTAAAAGGTAATAGAGTAGCGAAGTTAAATAAAAGGTTATATCGTAGTGTTGACCTTGATGATAATGAGGGAATTCTACAGGACTATTCGCCGACAATCAGACAAGTTGATATTAAAGCCGGACTTGAGGCATACAAAAGAGAAATTGAGTTTTCTGTTGGTCTTGCTTATGGTGACTTGTCCGATCCGGCAACAGTGGCAAAAACTGCAACGGAAATTAAGTCGGCTAAAGACAGAAAGTATAACACAGTCAATGCAATTCAGGAGAATTTAAAGGATTGTATGGAGGACCTTGTGTATGCTTTAGCTTTTTATAACTCAATGACTACAACCGGTTACAAGTTTGTTTGTGACTTTAAGGATAGCATTAAGACAGATGAAGAAACAGAAAGAAAGCAAGATATACAGGACCTTAACTTAGGTATCTTAAGACCTGAAGAATACAGAGCAAAGTGGATGGGTGAAGACATTGACACAGCTTTACAGAACCTACCACAAAAAGCTGAGGTGATAGAATGAGTAATTCAATTATTATTACAACAATTATTTGTGTTACAGTTATTGTACTGGCTTTTATAGGTAGAGATTAATGCAAATTACTGAGAAGGATATAGAGTCTGTTCCTCAGCCTATCGTGAGCCTTTTTAATGACCTGGAACAAACTATTATGCTTGACATTATTAGACGGTTACAGGCTAATAATAAGGAGATTACAAGGTCAGCAGATTGGCAAATTAACAGACTTTATGAATTGGGAAAAAGTAAAGAAGAAATAAAGAGTTATATCAAGAACACCTTGAACCTATCTGATGAACAGATAGACAAGGTGTTTTCTAATGTTATAAGAAGTGGTTATGCAAGAGATATAAGCCTTTATGAAGCAGTTGGGAAAAGTTTCATACCATATGAAGATAACTTACAACTTCAACAACTTGTTAATTCTATGATAACTCAGACTAAAGGAGAGCTAAAGAACATTACCGGTTCTTTAGGCTTTGCACTTAGAGAGCCTAATTCAACTAAGCTAACATATACACCACTTACGGACTACTACCAAAACACTCTTGACAAGGCAATAACTCAGATTGCTACAGGTGCATTTGATTACAATACTGTACTGAAAAATACAGTAAAAGAAATGACTAACTCAGGACTAAGGTACATTGACTATGACAGTGGTTACAGCAGTAGAGTATCGGTAGCAGTAAGGAGAGCAGTCCTTACCGGCTATAATCAGGTAGTGGCAAATATCAATGAGAGTAATGCAGAAAAACTTGAAACAAACTATTTTGAAACTACTTATCATAGTGGTGCAAGACCTTCTCACCAGCCTTGGCAAGGTAGAGTGTATAGCAAGGAAGAATTAGTTTCAGTTTGTGGACTGGGTACAGTAACAGGGCTTTGTGGTGCTAACTGTTATCACAACTATTATCCATTTATTAAGGGTGTATCGGAAAGGACTTATACAGATGAAGAACTAAACCGAATGAACCAAGAAGATAATGAGAAAAGAGAGTTCAGAGGTAAAAGCTACACAAAGTATGAGGCTCTGCAAAGACAAAGAAAACTAGAAACCATAATGAGAGCAGAAAGACAAGAAATAAAACTGCTTACAGAGGGTGGTGCCGGTGAAGATGACCTAATGGCAGCCAATGCACGGTACAACAAAACCTCAGACGAATATGCAAGACTTTCAAAGGCTATGAACCTACCACAACAAAGACAAAGAATAAATATTGACGGACTGGGAAACATAGGTGCTAAGCTAGATAAAAGTAATAAGGTGGCTAAGAGTAATGGTACAAAGACTATTGAAAATGGTGTACATAAACTTTCTGATTCCGGTGACAACACCAACTTTGAAAAAACTATACAAAACAGTAAATCAAATATTGAAAAAAGTAACGATAGTGGTATAATAGAATTTGAAAAAGGTGTAACTAAAGATGTTAAGAAAATCTTTAATACTGAATATGAGAATATGCAACAGAAGTTTGGAAACATATCTACCATATCTTCTGTTGGTGTTCTTAGAGATAGTAATTTGAGTACATATGGCTCATACAATGATAATTCAAGAGAATTAGTGTTAAGATTTGCTAATAAGAAAAGTTTTGTATCAGAACACACTAAAAAAGCAAAGAAAATGAACAAGTCCGGTGAATGGTCAACTGCACATTATTTACACGCTATAAGGCACGAAATAGGTCATGCAATTCAGCTTGAACATAAACTGAATGACCCATTGTGGAATGAAAAATTAAAAGCAATACAGGATATAATGCGTTCATTACCTGAATATGATAACAATAAATTTAAAGGTAAATATACCGTATCAAAATATGCTATGCAAGATATAAATGAATTTATATCTGAATGTATTGCAGAAAGTATGAATAAGAAGGCAAAATACACATCTAAGCAAGTTGCAAATATCATTAAGGGGGATAAATAATTATGACTGAGATATTTAATAAGTATATAAAATGGTCTCATTTGGATAATACTTGTCATAGACGGCTAAATAAAGATGCCCCGGAATACATTAAAGATGAAGTAAGAAAACTTGATGATGAGTATTATAAAAAAACAGGAAGGCATAAAATGATTGTTGATTATGATGATGAATAACGATTGTCTAGACTATTAGTTTTTATACTTTTTATGTTTCGTGACAAAATACTGCTACTTAAGCACTTTACATTTTGTAAGGTGCTTTTTTTATACCCAAAATTACAAATATTGACCGTTCCTAAGTCGTTAAACTAAGGATAGAAAGAGGTGCTACCTCGTTAAAAAGCGTATCGAAAGGAGCTATTATGCAAAGAAAATTTTTAGAAGATTTAGGACTTGATAAGGATAATATTGATAAGGTTCTGAATCAGTACAACCAAGATTTAGAAAAGGCTAAACAACCACTTATTGTGGAAAGAGATAGCCTAAAGGATCAGCTAGAGACTGCACAAGATGCACTAAAAGAATTTGATGGGGTTGATGTTAAGGACTTACAAGGTAAAATTGATAGTCTTAACACAGAACTTGCAAACAAGGACAAAGAGTACAAGGATAAAATTTCAGATATGGAGTTTACTTCTGTACTTGATACGGCTTTATCAAAAAGTGGTGCAAAGAACAGTAAAGCTGTTAAGGCTTTGCTTGACCTTGACAACCTTAAAACATCAAAAAATCAAGCAGAAGATATTGAAAAGGCTATCAAGGATGTAAAGACAGAAAATGACTACATGTTCAAGTCAGATGAGCCTTTCAAAAATCCGGTAAAGAACACCGGTAACACAAATATTAAACCTGAATCAATGTCAGCCATTAGGTCTGCTATGGGTTTAGGTGAACCAAAAGAAAATAATTAATTAAGAAAAGAGGTTTTATTTTATGGCAAATACTATTGAATTAGCAAAATCCTATGTGCCACTTCTTGATGAAGTGTATAAGAATTCTGCACTCACTTCTGAGCTGGACGGTGCATCAGAACTAGCACAAGCCGGTGCTAATGCTAACGAACTGATTATTCCAATGATTGAAATGGACGGTCTTGCTAACTATGACCGTAACAGTGGTTATATTAACGGTGATGTAACTATTAAGAATCAGACAGTAGCTTGTAACTACGATAGAGGCAGAAAGTTTACGGTTGACAGTATGGATAATATTGAAACTGCCGGTATTGCATTTGGCAGACTTGCAGGTGAGTTTATCCGTACTAAGGAAGTACCTGAACTTGATGCATTTAGATTTTCTACATACTCAGGTATCAAGGGTATTTCTTCTGCATATGGTAGCCTTTCTACAGGTGACAGTATTATCAAGGCCCTTCGTACTGCTACTGCAAAGATGGATGATGACGAAGTACCTACAGATAACAGAATTCTGTACATTCGTTCAGACCTTTACGGTGTAATTGATGATATGGATACAACAAAGTCAAGAAAAGTGCTTGAAAGATTTTCTAAGATTGTTCCTGTACCATCATCAAGATTTATGACTAACATTACACTAAATGACGGTAAGACCAGTGGTCAGGAAAAAGGTGGTTATGCTAAGTCAGCAAAATCTGTTGACATTAACTTTGAGATTATCCATAAGTCAGCAGTAATCCAGTACACCAAGCACAAAGTACCTAAGATTATTGACCCTAACGCAAACCCTGATGCAGACGCATGGACTTTTGGTTATCGTAATGTTGGTATTGCTAGGGTGTATCAGAACAAAGTAGCAGGTATCTACTGTCACACAGCAACACAGAACACAGCTACTCAGTCAGTAGAAAATGAAGTAAAGTCAGTATCTGAATAAGAGGTAAAGCAGTATGATGATTTATGCAAATATGGATTTTTATAAAAATAAATATCAAGGTGCAGTCATTAATACTGCTAACCCTTATGTTTATTTCCGTAAAGCAACTAACTATATTAGGCACTATACTTGTGACAACATTGATGAGGGCGATATACCTGAACAAGTAAAAATGTGTTGTTGTGAAGTGGCTGAACTGCTTTATCATGCAGAACAAAATAGTAGTAACTATGTAACCTCTGACAAGACAGGTGATATGTCAGTTACATATGAAAGTACAGAAAGCCAAAGACAGGTTTTGTCAAAGAAAATTAAGTCTGTAATTTATATGTGGCTAAGTGGTACAGGCTTACTGTACAGAGGTGTAAAGTGATTACTAATTTTAAATGTACAATATATCATTTTAATGGGGTGGGGTACAGTAAGTTTTATGTACCCCATTGTCATTGGCAAGAGAACAAGGCAAGTAATGTTATGAAAAGTGGTTTACAGAATGCTGACAGTGTAACTGTATATATACCACTTGATAGCCTTGTAATTACTCCTAGCAGTAGCTTGTTACCGGCTAATGATGTTTTCCCAGGAATGAAGATTGTGCCTAAGAAACCTTCACAAGACCTTATTGTAAAAGGTTATTGTGACTTTGAATTTAATAATACCGACCAAAAGACAGTATCGGAAAGTATGAAGGAGTTTAACAAGTCTTTTAGTTACAACACTATTATGTCAATAGACATCAAGGACTATGGTGCTAAAAGGTTACAACACATCAAGATTAGTGGAAAGTAGGTGAATGTATGATTATTAGTCAGCCACAAGATAGCACAATTAACACACCTAACGGAAGTCTGAATTTTAAGTGGCATAGTGACTTTGGTTCTTTAACTGAAAAGGAATTTCAAAAGGCACAAAGGTTTGTTGACAATGAAGTTATAAGGCAGATGATACCATACACACCTATGGATACAGGCTTTCTGTTTAAGTCTGCCACAGTAGGTACAGTTATTGGTAGTGGTAAGGTTGTACAGTTAGGACCTTATGCAAGGTATTTATACTATGGTGTTGTTTATGGTCCTAATATTCCACTATACAAGAATGGTGAATTGGTAGGCTTTTACAGTCCACCAAAGAAATACCCTACCGGTAGAGAGTTAAAGTATTCAACTGCTAAACACCCTTTAGCAGGGAAGATGTGGTTTGAACGAATGAAAAAGGATAAGAAAGATGTTATCCTGAACGGTACTGCAAAAATTTTAGGTGGTAATGGGAAATGAACATAATTGGATTAGTAAAGTCAGCTTTGCAGAGTTTTCCACAGATTAAAGAAGTGTGTAATGAAATATCCATTGACTTTACAGATGACACAATTGATAGTTACGGATTATCTTCAACCGGTGATACATTGCTAAAGGAAGATATTTTAGGTAATCAGACAAGGCAACATAACTTTATTCTATATGCAGTGTATCAGTCCGTTAATGACTATGACAGAATGGTAAATACAGGTGCTTTACTCTCACTTCAAATGTACCTTGAACATTTTGCAGATAATCAAGAAGTTACTGTCAAGGTGGGTGACAAAGAGTATATAGGCACTCTAACAAAGTTAACTTGTTCAAATGGTATGATTTACGAAATACCAAATGGCAATATGAATAACGGTGTGGTATATCAGTTGCAGATTATATCACAATACAAAATTGATTTTTAATGAAAGAAGGTAATATTATGGCAGAAACAAAAGCAGTAAGTGGTACACCCGGCAAGTATTCAGGTAAGCTAAAAAGAAGTTACTTAATGCACTACATTGACGCTAGTTTTGGTAGTCAGACACCTAGTTGGTTTCTAATCGGTAGAGATATTGAGGAACTATCAATGGAGCTAAATCCGGAGGCAGACTCAAAGAATATTCTTGACCAAACTATTGATAATGGTTACGCACCAACTCTAGGTGTAGAAACATACTATGCAGACACAGAAGATGAAATCTTTGACAAGCTAAAAGACATTGCTATGAATAGACTTACAGGAGAAAATTGCAGAACAAAAATTCTTGAAGTGCTTATTGATAACAATGCTACTATTGATGTATCAGGTGCAGTTACAGGTGCTAGTGCTTGGGTAGAGGATTGTTTTGTAAAGCCACAGTCTTACGGTGGTGCAGGTGGTAACAATAGTGGTGTAAATATTCCTTACAATATTTCACTTGAAGGCAATCGTCAGAAAGGTACTGTTGCTATTACTAACAAAGTACCAACATTTACAGCAGTATAAGGAGAAGTCTAATGAACAATTTAAGTTTTGATGTTGGATATAAGGAATATTCTATTAACGGTGATGAAAGTAGAATTTTGCGTATTAAAATGACCGATTATGCGATTTTTGATAGATTCACAAAAGGAATGAAACAAATTGATAAGATTGCAAAAGAATATGAAAATTCTACTGCAAATACATTTGATGAGGCTAATAATCTTTTCGTAAGTGTAGATAGAAAAATCAGAAAACAAATAGATTTCATCTTTGATGGTGATGTTTCTGATATAATCTTTGGTAATACTAACTGTATCAGCATTGCCGGTGGTAAGCCTGTTTTTCAGAATTTTTTAGAGGCAATTCTTCCTTCTATAAAAAAAGATATTGGGGTAGAACAACAAGAAATCGCTGAAAAGGTACATAAGTACACATCTAAAGTAAAATGATTGGTGAACTTCCTAAAAGCCTTGAAATTGACAATGCAACATATGAAATTAATTCAGATTTCCGTGTTGCATTGTTAATATTTCAAGCATTCAATGACCCTGAACTAGACCAATATTGTAAGGCTTTAGTATGTCTAAAGTGTTTGTATAAAGAAGTACCGGCTAATACAGAACAAGCTATTAAAAAGGCAATGTGGTTTCTTGATGGTGGAGATATTCCAAAGTCTCAAAATCAAAGAAAAATACTTGATTGGGAACAAGATGAAAGTATAATCTTTCCGGCTATTAATAAAGTAGCCGGTTACGAAACAAGAGAAGTTAAGTACCTTCATTGGTGGACTTTTCTAGGTCTATTTAATGAAATTGGAGATGGCTTGTTTTCACAGGTAATGAACATTAGAGGTAAGAAGTCTAAAGGAAAGAAACTTGAAAAGTGGGAGAGAGAATTTTACAGTACCCACAAAGAGTTAATAGACCTAAAGAGAAAAGCTACTTCACAAGATGAACAACAGGAATTGGATTTTATTAATAGTATATTTTGAATATTTATAAAAAATATGTTGACTTTCACCGAATTATGATTTAAAATGTAATAAAATTATAAAAATGAGGTGAAATTTCACAATGAATAATTTAATGAAAAATTCTCAAAAACATAATGGGACTAAGAAACCGTTTTATAAGAAGTGGTGGTTCTGGGTTATTGTTGTAGTTATCGTTATTTCTATCGGAGCCGGTTCTGCCCGTAATGGAAATAGCAGTAAAGATACTGATAATAAAGAAACAACAACGGTTAGTACCAGTGCAGTAGAAACTACAACAGTGCAACCAACAACAAAGGCAAAAAAGAAAGTATCAGCTAAAGCTTACAAAAATAATTGTAAGACACTTTCTTTCAAAGATTTGTCCAGAAATCCTGATAAGCATAAAGGTGAGAAACTAAAATATACAGGTAAGGTTATTCAGGTACAAGAAGATGAACATTGGCTTGATGACAATACTACTGTTGATTTAAGAATTAATGTTACTAAAGACGAATATGGTCTTTGGGATGATACTATTTTTGCAACTGTTGAATTACCAAAGAATGCAGATAGAATTCTTGAAGATGATATAATCACCATTTGGGGTGAATGTGACGGTAAGTATTCTTACACATCAGTCCTTGGTTCTGATGTTACATTGCCAAAGATTAATATTGAGTATTACAGTGTAAAATCAAAATAAAAAACTGGCCACTCTGTGCGATAGAGTGGCTTTTTTTATGCGTACATCAAGAGGTGTACGCATTTTTTATATCCATTTTTAGGAAGGAGGGGTTGTATGGCAAGTGATGGTTCTCTTATATTTAATACACAAATTGATAAAAGTGGTTTTAATAAAGGTACTCGGACAATATCCAATGGATTAGGAACTTTAAAATCTTCCTTTGTAAAACTAGGAACAACAGTGGCTGCTGTATTCAGTATTAGCAAACTTATATCTTTTAGTAAAATAGCACTTAATACAGCATCTGACTTAACGGAAGTACAAAATGTTGTTGATACTGCGTTTGGGTCAATGAGCAATAAAATGGAGACTTTTGCCAATAAGGCAGTTAATAGTTTTGGTATTTCAAAATTAACTGCAAAACAAACCGGTTCAACTTTTATGGCAATGGCTAGAGGTATGGGTTTAGCCGAGAAGAATGCAAGTGATATGTCTATTGCTTTAACGGGTTTATCTGCTGATATGGCATCATTTTATAATGTTGACCAAGAAATATCTAGTACTGCCCTTAAATCCATCTTTACAGGTGAAACAGAAACATTAAAACAGTTTGGTATTGTAATGACTGATGCAAACTTACAGGCTTTTGCATTATCACAAGGTATAACAAAATCTACTTCAGCAATGACACAAGCTGAAAAAGTACAGTTGCGTTATAATTTTGTAATGCAACAAACACAATTAGCGCAGGGTGACTTCGCTAAAACACAAGGAAGTTGGGCAAATCAAACTCGTATTTTGTCAGAAAGATGGAAAGAACTGGCCGGGACAATAGGAACAGTACTAATTAATATACTTCTTCCGGCAGTAAAAACTATAAACGATGCATTATCAAGTTTAATAGCTTTTGCAGATAAAGCAGTAAAAAGATTATCTAAAATGTTTGGATGGAGTGAGGATACATCTAATTCAACATCTAATATTAGCAAAAATGCACAATCAAGTGCAGATAATATAGATAAATCTACTAAAGCTCAAAAGTCATTGACTAAAGCCGTAAACAATACAACTAAAGCAAATAAAAAGAATAATAAAGAATTAAAAAATGGTATTGCAAATTATGACCAACTAAATATTCTATCCCAAAATACAAGTTCTAATAGTGCTAAAAGTGATAATGCTAATGGTAATTTAGTTCCAATGAATACCACCAAATATCCTAATGTAGGAAGTGAAATTGGGAAATCTGTTGGCAAAGGTATTTCAGATAGCATAACTAATGCTTTAAAAGATTTGTACAAAAAATGTGGATTTGATACCTTTTTAAATAACATTCAAAAAGGTATTGATTCTGTTGATTGGTCGGCTATTGGAAATAATTGCAAAAATATTTTTAAAAAATCAATACCAATAGCCAAAGCTTACTTAGGACAAGTACAAAATGTCAGCAAGGCAGCTTTAGGAGCAGTTGGTTCATTTGTTGGTGGTATAGTTCAAGTGGGAGGTAAGCAATTACAGACCCTAACAGGTGGTATTAGTAAGTGGCTTACAAATGACCAAAGAAAAATTATAGGCTTTATTAATACTATTGGTACGCACCTCTCAAATGGGTTTGATAATTTATCAACTTTCTTTGACGGAGCTTTTGACCTACTGGGCGATAGCATTGATAGGGTTAGACCAACTATGGAAAATGCAATATCTAATTTGCTATCAGGTATTACAGATTTAGCTGGTGGAGTTGGTACAATTGTATCTGATAGTTTTGAAATTGCAACAGGAAAATTAGTTGAATGGGTTGAACAGGATAGTGAAACTATTGGGACATTTTTTGATAATATTCAATTGCAGATTGCTGATGTTTTATCTTTAGTGGGTACTGTTTTTAGTGACATAGGTACCTTCTTATCCGAATGGTGGGAAAGTGACGGTTCATCTGTGTTTAGTAACATATGCGATATGTTTACAAATATCGGTACTACTCTTATGAATGTTTATAACGAATGGATTAAACCGGCATGGGACGCTATTGTTGATATTTTTCAATCAGCCTGGGATAATTGCTTAAAACCAATCTTCGAAAAGGCAGTCTCATTTTTCGGAAAGTTAGGGGATTGTATTTCAGCAATTTGGAATAACTTTTTATCACCTATTGTTAATTTTCTTGTTAAAACTTTTGGACCTGTTTTTACAAATATCTTTAAGGCCATTGGTGGTGTGTTTAACACAGTATTCACTGTAATTGGTGATGTTGTCGGTGGTATTTTAGATGCTCTTGGGGGTTTGCTTGACTTTATTACAGGTATTTTTACTGGAGATTGGAAAAAGGCTTGGAACGGTATCAAAGACTTTTTTAAAGGAATTTGGGACGGCATTTGGGGCATAATCAAGGGTGTTATCAATTTAATTATTGATGGTATTAATATGCTTTGGACTGGTATTTATAATGCAGTGTCGGCTATCGTTAATGCAGTTGGTGGAATAGCCGGCGCTATCGGTGATGTGTTTGGGCAAGATTGGAATTTTTCCATGCCTGAAAAAGTTCCGTTAATTCCTAAGTTAGCTACCGGTACTGTTGTTCCGGCATCTCACGGTGAATTTTTAGCAATGCTCGGCGATAACAAAAGAGAAACAGAAGTTGTTTCCCCATTATCAACAATGAAACAAGCATTTTTAGAGGCTATGGCTGAGGGTAACTTTGGTGGTAATGATAAGGATATTAACCTTACCATTAATCTTGATGGTGAAGTTATATTCAAAGGAATGGTTAATAAGGACAGTGACTACCGTAAAAGGTTCGGTAAGTCTGCATTTGCATAGGTAGGTGATTTTATGGCTAATTTCGATTTTGATAAATTTAACGGTACTCTAATTTATATTGGTAAAGCAGTAAACGCAAGTGAAGTTGATTATACACCATTTCCACACGACCTGATGGCTAAGGAATCATATCAATCAACACCATTACAAAGAACTGAACTAAAAGCCTATAGAGATACCAAGAATAAGTTACATAGAGTTACCTCACCAAACTATAAGTCTAAAATAGTGTTTCAGACAATACCACTCCACCTAAAACAACTAAAGTCAATCAGGAAAACACTTAACAATGCTTTTATTCACAAGCAACAAAGAAAGCTATATGTAATGTATTGGGATGAAGAATTAATGAAGTATCGTAAGATGGTTTGTTATATGCCTGATATTACATACACAACAAAAGTTATTAAGGGTACAGATATAGAGTACAAGGCTCTTGAACTTACCTTTATTGAGTATTGAGGTGATGTAATGATTACAGTAGATAGCAAAATCAAGGACCATATTATTAATGACCTTGTGGAAAATACAGTTGAAATTCTTTTTCCTAATAACTCAGATATAGCAACAATCACAATGGATAATATTGTTGAAGAAAGTATGACCCTCAAACAGTCAATATGCAGTGAAAGTACATTGAAGTTTGGGGGTTGCATAGCCTCTGAGTTCAATATTTCAGTTTGTGATACTGAGGATAGAATTTTCAGTAATAAATTAAAAGGCAAATGGATATATGTTAGACTAACTCAAAGTTATCTAGGTGACTATATCTATCCGTCAAGTACTCTGTACCCATCAGCTAAAATCTATCCCGGTAGGCAAGTACAAGAAAGAACATGGGATTTGTTCTGTGGCTATGTTGATAAATTTCAGCGTGATGGAGATGATAAACACATTTATAAACTTACTGCATATGACTATATGGCAAAGCTGAACCAAAAGGATGGAACAAAAAGTTTATTCGAGGAATGGCAGAATGCTACATTCAGACCACTAGGAACTGTAATGTCTGACTTTATTAACTTAACTTATCATCCATCAGTAAGTGAAACATCAGGTATTTTAACAAACACTTTTAGTACCAATGGAGTTAATTACAAAATATATAATTTTAAAACTAGGAATGGTCATTGGTTATTGGATAAGAACAATCTAGTAACATCCGGTAGCGTACTAAGGGATTGTTGTGAAATGATAGGTGTATTTGGTTTTATATCTCCTTTTTCTGATGCATTAGAGAAGAAAGGCGATACTGTAAAAGGCAATTTTGGGTTGGTTTATATATCACCTACAGACTCACCTGAAGTATATGACTTTTATGAGGATTTAAGCTATGAGGATTACATAGTAAAGGGCTATACTGATTTTAAATGGAAGTATGGTGGAAATCTTGACGGAAAGACAACCGAAAAAGAAACTACATTTAGACCGGGCAATACGGAAATACCGGACAATGAAACAAAAGTATATGACTTAACGAAAAATGTAATTTGTTGGCAGAATGAAGATATGAATACATCTAATTGGCATATACTTAACGACTTGTACAATTACAAGAATAATAAAGGTGACCCTAGTGACATTACAAAAAGGTTTTATAACTGTAGTTACACCCCATTTACTGCCACAACAGATGGCAGACCTTGGGTACAGGTTGGGGACAATGTACAGTTTAATGTGTATGAAACTGATGTAAATGGTGCTCCATTATACGAAAACGGTAAACAGAAAATGACAGTAGTTAAAAGTGTAATCCTGTCAAGAACCCTTAGTGGTATTCAAGCCTTGACAGATACATTAGAGGCGAAAGGAGAATTATAATGAGCTATAAAAAAGTAGGTTGGGAAGATGCCCCATCATCAAACACACCGATTTTATCGGTAAGTTTGAATCAGATGGATGACGGTATTGAAAAAGCAAACAAAGGCATAGTCTTTAGCTACTCTGCAACCTTCAATTCTGATGGTGTGCTAAAGAACACAACATCAACAGAAGCATTGGGTACAGGTAGTTTTGCGACAAGTCAGACAGATATTGTAACAGTATTTGTTGCAGATAATGTTACAAAAATTAATAATGGTACATTTGGTGGGTGTACCTCACTAAAGACTATCTATATTGATAACACAGTTGGCAATGTGGATATTGTGAGTGGTTCAGTACCATCAGGTGTTAGTATCGTGTACTCAAATGATGATAACTTCATTAATGTAAATGAACTATTAGCAAGTGCTATTAGGTCGCTGAAGAAACAAGTAAATGCAGATAAGTCTAATTGGGAGAAAAGAGCAACAAGTATTGAAGCTCAGCACAAAACAGATGTACAAGCACTAACCGACAAGGCTAATAGCATTGTTGAACAGGCAAATACTGATAGGCAGAATTTTAATAACAGTGTTGATGAAATCAATACCAAGTTAGAAACTAAAGAAAATGTATCTAATAAGGTAAGTGTGATTACACATCCCAGTTTAGACTATTATCCTGACACCAAAGCAGTATTTGACTATGTGAACAGTAAGTTAGAAACACCTCTATCAGATATTGAAAATGTGAAAGCTGATAAGCTTGATAAAGCTGATTTTAATAGTTATAAAACTACTAATGATACAGCAGTAAAGAAGAATGCTACGAATATTGCCCAACTAGACAAAAGCAAAGCAAATCTAGTGCAAAGTTATAATCTTTTTGATTGGTCTATTTTAAATGGTAAAACTGCCAATGGATTAACTGCAACGGCAACAGATGATGGAGGGTATCATATCACAGGTACACCAACGAAAAAATATGTGTCAATGTTAGTAAAGTCAATATCATTAGAAAATGGGGAGTATTACATTACTAGTGGTAAGACTACTAATAGACAAAGCAACTGTTATAGCCAAATCACATTAGTTGACAAAGATAAAAAAGAAACTTACTATTCTGAAAAGTCATTTACGGTAAGCAACGAAAATCTGAGTGAAATTATACTGTCAGTCCAAACTGGTACACTTCTTAACTATATTGATGTAGTCTTACACCCTTGCTTATGCAAAGCTAAATATAAAGATAATATGCCTCTATCCTACAATATCGAAAGAAGTACATTAGAGTTAGCAAATCAATTACAGCCTTATATTTGTAATACTATGTCTAATTCGCAAATTAAAGTTACAACAGACAAGTCAACTAGCATTGTGCTTAATGACAGTAGTGATTGTAACATTGTTGGGTTAACTTTGTACGGTAAATCAACTCAAAGTGCAATACCTACACCAACCAATCCCGTTGCTATTAATAGTGTTGAAAATCCAAGTATTACATTTAGTAATAAAAAAAGTTCTCAAAACTTGCAATTAAACTATATATTAAGAGGTGTAGACAATACTTGTGATGTGTTGACAATTAATAGTGACGGCACAGGCTTTATCACAGAAAAATTACAGCAGTTAGTTTTGCTGAGTAGTGATTTTGATAATCTGAAAGAAAATCCAAGTGGCACAAACACCCATAGATGTACATTAACATTATCAAATTCAACGCAATGGGCTAATAGTTCTGTTAAATATGCACCACTTTGTAATGTACTTCAATTCTTTGCTTTTGCCGGTACAGAAAAATATCCTTGTTTTGATATAAGAACAAATACATTGTATGTTGACTTAGGTTTATCACTTAACGATACAAAAGCAACACTAAAGAATTGTGCTGATGAAAATAACGGTATTGTTTTAGTTGGGGTAAAGCAAACACCGACAGTTATAAATTTAACTAATGAACAAATTAATGGATTTTTGAATTTACATATGTATTATCCAAGCACAACTGTTGTATCAGACTGCGACAGTCAGCTAACTTATATTGCTGATACAAAGAATTACATTGACAACAAGTTTAATGAGTTAGCAACGGCTCTTGTTGCACACGAAAGTGAGGTGATGTAATAATGTTTAGCTTACATGATTTTGTTTTTAAGACTTTAGAAACAATGAAGAACAGACTTGATGAGTACCAAGTCAGAGCATACGCACTAAGCTGGTATAGTAAGTCAGTCTTGACAGATGAAGATATGCTGACTATCGACAGTTGGTACACAGTTGAAGAAACTGAAACAACTAACGAAGATACAGAGAACTCAAACAGTGACTTTGAAGATGTCACAACAGATAAGGAGAATTAAGATGAAAGAATGGATTTGTACTGCTATTGGTGCAGTAGGTGGACTTTTTGCATGGTTGTTCGGTGGTTGGGATACTGCTCTGGTAACACTATGTTTATTTATGGCTATTGACTATGTGTCAGGTCTTGTTGTTGCAGGTATATTCCACAATAGCAAGAAAACATCATCAGGTGCATTAGAAAGTAAAGCCGGTTGGAAAGGCTTGTGTAAAAAGGGCATGACCCTATTATTTGTGCTAATTGCGTATAGGCTTGATTTAGCAATTGGCACTAGTTATATAAGAGATGCAGTAATCATAGGCTTTATGGCTAATGAACTAATCTCTATCGTAGAAAATGCCGGTTTAATGGGTTTACCATTACCGGCTATTATTAATAAGGCAATTGATGTATTACAGAACAAAGGAAAGGATGATAACTAATGTCAACAAAGATTGTAGATGTAAGCAGATGGAACAACACTGTTGATTACAAAGCGTTAAAGAAGAAAGGTATTACCGGTGTAGTAATTCAATGTGGTTATGGTATGGTGTCTAGTCAGAAAGACCCATACTTTGAAAGCAACTATAAAAAGGCAAGGGCAAATAAGATACTTGTAGGTGTTTACCATTACAGTTATGCAAAATCTGTTGCAGAGGCTAAGGAAGAGGCAAAAGTCTGTCTAGGTTGGCTAAAGGGTAGAAGTTTAGATATGCCTATCTACATTGATATGGAAGAAGAGAACCTAACATATCTAGGTAAGTCAACTCTAACAAAAATCGCAACAGAATTCTGCAAAACAATCGAAAAAGCCGGATATAAAGCCGGTGTATATGCTAATGCAAATTGGTTCAAAAATAATCTGAATTATAGTTCGCTAAAGAAGAATTACAGTATTTGGTTAGCACAGTACTCTAGTACTAAAGATTATGATTGTGACATTTGGCAGTACACAAGTAAGTATATTGTTAATGGCAATACTTTTGATTGTAATATCTGCTATAAGTCATTTGGTAAGACTATGATTACCACAAAACTAAAATGCCCTATTTATAACAAGCACTTTATTGATAAAGTAGGTAATGCAAGTCGTGTTCTATTTACTGTGCCAAAGGGTACTAAAGTACAATGGCTAAAGGATATGGGAGACGGTTGGAGTCAGGTTCGCTATAATGGCAAAACCGGCTATATGGTCAATACAAGACTTAATAAGTTAGGTCTATCTAAGTATAAAACTATTGTAGTAGGCAAAGGTTCTACATACAAAAGAGTTGTCAAGGGTAAGATTAAATATACAAAACAACTTGATAAGGACAGAGAATTTAGAATTATCTGTTATATTACAGAGGGCAAGTACAAGGGCTACTATTATATGTACCGTAACTTAAAGTATTATTTGATTAAATAAGAATTAACGCTAATAATTAATTTTTAAAATTTATCGTTAATGTTTTAAATTTTGAATGTAATTTTTAAGGATTTTAACACTTGAAACTTGTTATTTTGATTGTTAAGGCATATTTTCAAAACTTTTTAAAAATTTGAACTTCATTTTTAAACAATTTTCAAAACTATCAAAGAGATTTTCTAAACTATTGAAATGTTTAATTAAAGTTTTAAAAACTAAAACAAAATCAATTTTTCGTGCAAGAAGTAACCCCACAACGGTACTATACTGTTGTGGGGTTGTTTTACTTTTGTGAACATATTTTTAT